CCTGGAGTTAGATGGGTTGAGAGTAATGGGACTGCTGGCCTATGGTATGATGACTCAGACGGTACTTATTCAAAGATTTATTTTGTAATCAGGGGAATGAATAGCACTAGTTACATGCCTTATTTTTCTTCTGACGGAACTTATAGTTGGATGTATTCAACGTATATTCAGGGTAGTTACTTACGGGCGTATGACGGTTCTGCAAGTTACCCCTCCCATTCTTTTATAAATGATTTAGATACAGGGATGTATTATGATGGTGGAATATGTTTCGCTTATGGAGGCTCTAAAAAGCTCAAGATTGAAAACACCCAAATTACGGCCTGTGATGACCTTAGACCAGAAACTGATGGTACTTTGTGGTTAGGCTCTTCAAGTGTTCCTTGGTATAGGTTATATGCGGAATACGCAACTACGGTTACATCAGATGAAAACCGTAAAGAAAACATGACCCCAATTACCAAAGGCTTAGATTTTATTTCTAGCTTAACTCCTATCACGTTTAATCATAAGGGTTCTTCAAATATAGACTTTGGATTTACTGCACAAGCGATGAAACAAGCTGTTTTAGATGCTGGATATACAGAAGATTTGGGTGTATACTCTGAAGAAATTGATGAGGCAGGGGAGACTCGTTGGGGAATTTCGTATGAGACATTGGTTGCTCCGTTAGTTGCCTCAATTAAAGAACTAAAAGCTAGAATAGAAGTATTGGAGGGAAATTAAGATGGCAAAAACAGTAACTATAGAATTTACAGACGCTCAGTGGGAATTAATTCTAGCAAACTATCCTAAAAGAGCCGATGGGAAAGGGAAGCACCCTGATGCCCTCACAGAAGATATTTTAGCTGCGTATTTGTTAGAAGACGTTAAAAACATGACAACTATGGAAATACAACAGAAGGCTTCTACAGCACAAAAAGATGCCTTTGATGTCTAGTAAAGAACAGATAATACAACTCCGTACAGAGAACCCTTTAATGAATTCTGTACAGATAGGAACTGAAGTGGGCGTATCTAAACAATACGTCCATAAAATTCTTAGGAAAGAAGGGTTAAATACTAGCGTTCCCAAAAAGAAACAGTTTAATAGATGCAAACAATGTAATGAGCCAGTTGGCCCTCGTATAAACATTTGTAGTGAGTCATGCCGCTTTACTTATTATAGATTGAAGGTGAAGTGTTCTTTTTGTCATGTGCATTTTTATGTTAAACGGGCACAAGTTATTCAAAAGCATAGGCGTAAATATAAGAATATATATTGTAGTCTAAGTTGTTCTCATAGAGGGCGTAAAGATAAGAATACTTATAGTAGAATTAGGGAATACACTAATGACTAGAGGTGGGCATGAAAAAGTGGGTAGTACTCTCTTGTGTACTAACTACCCTTATCTTCTTGGAAGATGTGGGGTTATTTGTGTTGGGCCGTTATACAACCGTGCCTGAATGGATAGTCCTTTTAGGAATTGTTATTATGGGATTGGGGTTTGGGGGAATAGCCAGAATAAGAAAAGTAAAGAAGTTTTTAGGAGATTAAGATGGAAATTAATGATGCGTTAATTCAACAGTGGGAGCCTAAAGTACAGAAAATGACAGCCAATACGTATATTTTGGGGTTAGATAGAGAAGATTTAGCACAGGAATTACGAATAGCCATTGTAAAAGCAGCACAAGGGTTTGAGGAAGATAGAGGAGTTTTATTTCATACTTATTTACATACTGCTATGACTAATACTATTAGAACACTCCTTTCTAAAAGTCAGAAACGTACCTTCTTGGGCAATTCTCAATATGTATATGAAGAAAGTTTAGATGATATGCATCTAGACTTCTCTTCATTACCTATGCAATCTAAGAAAATCTTAGAAGCATTAACTGACCCGAAAGATTTTACTATAGATGTAGAATTCCAAGAAATTTTACAAGAATGTGGCTTAGACTCTCAGGAGCAAGCCTTCATTACTCTTAGATTAGAAGGGTTGACAATGGAAGAGATTACGGAAGATTTAGAGGAACCCGCATATAAGCTGCGCCAAACGGTACGAGAAAAATTATTGGGGGGGCCATTGAATGAAGAGAAATCATCGACGTGGGGGTTTGATTCGGAAGAGGTTGACACAGGCTGTTGAAGAGTATAGAGTGTTAAGCATAGATATTCACACCAGTGGTTTGCATGTGTGGGGAACATTCCAAAACTTAGATGATGCATTAGCAGAAGCTAAGAGAGTTAAAACCAATAACTTAGAAGTGTATGTTCACGGTGCTTCCAATCGAGTAATATCTAAAGTTTAAAACTTTGGAGAAAATATGGAAAATTTCGACTTTATCGAATCGGGAATTGTGTTTGGTTTAACTGACCGCCTCGCCTTTCGGAAATTTAAGTACAGCAGTAAAGATTTTGTAAAACACTCAGATGCATTTAAATTCCTCACCAATCATTATGATACTTATGGAGAGGTTCCCACCCCTGAAACCTTGTGTGAAAACTTCCCAACATTAAATCCCTCTGCTCAAAGCTTAAATTTAGATTATGCAATAGATACTTTTCAAAATCAAGTCTTGTTTCGGAACGTTATAGACGTGTTCCAAACTAATAAAGAGTTGTTAAGTGAGAATCCTAAACATGCTTTAGCTAACATTAATCATGGGTTGCAAGACGTGTCCGTTATCTACGATGAAGATGTATTGTTTTATAATACACAAGCAGAAACTCGTTATGATGAATGGAAAAAGAGAACGGAAAAACGTAAGATGGGTGATGGGATTATGGGTATACCAACCCCATTCCAGTCCGTTAATAGATTGGGAGTTGGATGGCTTCCAGGCGAAATGGTATCCCTGTTTGCTAGACCCTCCGTAGGCAAGTCGTGGATATGTGTTCAAGCTGCTGTGACAGCGGCATTGAGTGGGTATAAAACCCTCCTCATTTCCACAGAGATGCCCACCGCTCAAATGAATATGAGAACTGATGTAGTGATGGGCAAAGCAATGGGATATAACTTCTATCATACAGATTTGAGGAATGGGAATCCTATTGATGAAGAGGCGTATCAGGAATTTCTGCATAATTTAGAAGATGTCCCTCTGTTAGTATGTGACCATATTGAGGGGGAATCCAGCATCTCTTTAGAAAGTATCCATAATTTAATTAGGAAGTATGTCCCAGATTTTGTTGTGATTGACGGTGTGTACTTAATCACGAATTCAAGTAAAAACTTTAAAGCCATGTGGGAACAAACGCACATGTTATTTTATGGACTCAAAAACATATGTTTATCTACAAATACAGCTATGTTTGTATCTACCCAAGCTACCAAAGATGCGGCTGATGTTTTTATGCCCCCTATGCCAGACCAAGTAGCGTTTGGTGATGCTTTGTTAAGGGCTTCTGATGTGGTCATGTCTATGTGTATGATTGAAGATGAAAGTGAGAAGAGACTTTTGGCATTTCAAAAATACAGAGATGGAGTGATGCCTTTAAATACAGCCATATTGGATTGGAAAGTTAATACTGGTTATATCGCTGAAGCTCCAGACGATTTCTAATGATAGAATGGGCCAATGTATTGGCAGATATAGGGATTATTGTTCCTATTGATAAAGACCAGTTCACACTTCAGTGTCCCTTTCATGAAGATACTGTAGACTCTTGTTCCATCAACACTGACAAAGGTGTATGGATTTGTTTTGCAGGCTGTGGGCAAGGAACATTATATGGCTTCTTAATGAAGTATTTAGGGATTAGTTATGAGGAGGCACAAAATAAGGTAGCTTCTAATACATCTGTTTTTAACATTAATCTCTTTGATGATTTAGCCCCTGATGAAACAATTATGCCTGAAATAGTATTCCCCTTTAAAGGGGGGTATGTACCCGAATGGATATTTGATAGGGGGTTTAATAAACCCACCCTTAAAAAATGGGGGTGTGGGATAGATGGAGAGAACAGTTTAATCATACCTATTCAAGATGAAGTCTCTCGTTTAATAGGATGGGTCAGTCGTAGACAATACATGACACCAAAATATCTCTATTCTAAAGGGTTAAAGAAATCACGGGTATTGTTTGGGCAACACTTAATCACAGATAAAACACCGTTTGTATGTATCACAGAAGGTACTTTAGATACTATGTGGTTAGACCAACACGGGTTTTCTAGTGTAGCTTTATTGGGGGCTTCTATTTCTAAGGCCCAGGAAGAATTAACATTGGGTTTACAGACCGAAGAATTAGTGTTATGCTTGGATAATGATGAAGCAGGGCAAATAGGGTTTCAAAAAGCCATGGGTTGCTTGTCCAAAAGTTTTGTGGTAAGCTACTTGAAATTGCCGAAGGAGTACAAAGATGTACAAGATGTAAGAAATAGTGATGAACTTTCAAGTATTATAAACAGTAGAACATTTTTTTAAAGAAGGAGAATAATATGAGTGGAATAGGAAGAATTCAGGAAGCCCGTGAAAATAAAGGGCAGGGGGCTAACAGTGGAGTCCCAGGTAGAGAAATATGGTTTAGGGATGGTGACCAAGCTTTCCTCACATCCGTAGCAACAGGAGAAGAAGGTGATTCCAAACTAGATGACCTTTATTTGTACACCTACAATTCAGGTAGTCGGTGGGTAAATTTACTAGATGACCCTGACGTGGACAAGAGTGGAGTGCCCGATAATGCACGTCCTTCCCATAAATTTGCTTTCTGGGCATTCGTCTATGAAGTGATTCATGGGGAACGGCGTAATGACGATTGGGAAGTCGTAAATGGCCCAGGTGGTAAGAAAATGTATAAGGAAGTTATCAACGATTTCAGGATAATCTCCTTAGGGTTTGGACGTAGCGATTACGTGTGGAACCAATTAGTTGATATTTACAATGATTGGAGTGGGTTGGACAAGGGTGTTATGCGAATTAAGCGCACTGGCACAGGCATGTTTGATACCTCCTACCAACTAGCCGCTACAGCTAGACAGGAAGAGATTCCCAATGATGTAGAGGAACAGATTGCAGATTTGCCAACTGTGAAGGAATACTTCAAGTCTCGTTATGGTGGACAGCCTGCTCAAATGCCAGCTATGGCTGGGGTGTCCACTGCTACTAGCGATGATGATGACGATTTGTTTTAATGTTAGTTGATACCACATCTAAATTTAACCAGTACGTGGGCCAAATCGAAAAAGATTTGGCTCATAGTGCTTCAAGCCACCTTGTAGTGGATGTGGAAACCAATGGCTTAGATGCATTTGGACGTAATCAACTATGTGGCGTAGGGTTGGGGCATAAGGATGAAACCTATTATTTCCCCTTTAGACATCAGAATGGCAATAATCTAGACCCAATGCAGCAACGTAGATTGATGAGATGCCTAGAGATGACAGATATGTTAGTTGGGTATAACATTAAGTTTGACCTTAGATTTCTAGAGAAAGCAGGGTATCAACCGCCTGACACCGTAACCTTTGCTGATGTAATTGTCATGGTACGTTTAACTGAACCAGCATCTGTGAAAGAATTGGGTCTAACTCACACAATTCAGAGGATATATGGAGAAGCCGCCGCCGCTTATGACAAAGATACGAAGAAAGAGTTACGGTCTAATAAGTGGCATAAAGACTTTTCTTTAGCACCACCAGAATTATTGGGGCCATATTGTGAACAGGATGTATATTGGACACATAAGCTCTACGTTAGAACCTTTAAAAAAATTCTAGAGACTGACCAGCAAGAGGTTATGCATCTAGAGTGGGATTTAACTAAAGTGTTATATGAAATAGAAAATGCTGGAGTGGCTATTGACCTTGATTATGTAACAGATGCTATGACTAGAATCGAAGAACGACGAGAACAAGTTGAAGCTAAGATTTATGACCTAGCAGACAGAGAATTTAATATCAATAGTACTCAGCAAGTAGGCGAAGTCTTAACGGAACGTGGTATACATTCCCCCATTAAGACTCCTAAAGGAAGGGAGTCATGGAGTGAGGTAGCTTTAGTTCAAGTAGATGACCCCCTAGCTGGGTATATACGTCAGTATCGGGCATTGGAAAAATTAAAGTCTACATATCTGGAACCATATCTAGATATGCCTGTCATGCATACTTCCTACTGTAATTGGGGTACGTTAACAGGAAGACTGTCTTCTAGGGAACCAAATCTCCAGAACATCCCCAGAACCCATTTTAAGTTGTTTGATAGAGAACTAAGTGAAGAAGAGAGGGACGTTGTGAGAGGCCGTATACAGGCCATTATTGCGGCTAAGGGTGCTACAGGTACTTTAGACCTTAGCAACCACGTATTGGACACCTGGGGCTTTGTGGGGGATGAATCCTTTGACCCCACCGATACCCACCAAGTAGCCATTAGGAGATTGTTCATCCCTAGAGAGGGGTATAGATTAGTTTCGTTTGACTATTCACAGATGGAAGTGAGGGTATTTCTGAGTTATTTGCATAATGAGGAGGTGGATGCATTATTAGCAAGGGAAGATGTAGATTTCCATGGGGAAGCCGCAAAGATTGCTTTCAATGTGGATGAGATGAGTAGCGAATATAAGTTTTATAGACAAATGGCAAAGAATATTACGTTTGGAGTTATCTATGGTATAGGGAAGGCAAGGCTTGCTAATCAGTTGAATGTTTCTGAGAAGGAAGCATTTCAATACAAAAAGAGGTACTTTGCTGGAATTTCTGGTTCAAAGTCCTTCATTGATAAAGTCTCCCGTACTGTGGCTACACGGGGTTGGGTTAAGAATCGGTATGGTAGGAAGTACATAATACCCGAAGATTTAGCCTATAAAGGTGTCAACTACTTAGTACAAGGCACCAGTGCCGATATTTTAAACGAGAGGATAATTAAAACGCATGAATATCTTAAAACCAAACAGAGTCGTATCTTGTTGCAAGTCCATGATGAAATCATTTGTGAAATCCCTGATAATGAAATACGTGAAGTACCAAATGAAATTCAAAGGATATTAGAAGAGAATAGCTTGGGGATTCCCCTCAAGGTGGACGTTGAGGTATGTGACCCATCCTGGGCAACTAAGAAATACTTGACAGACATACCTCAATCTGTTACAATAGAAGAAGCTATAGATTGGGAGGTGTAAATGTATACAATACCATTTACACAAGACATGATAGACAGGGCTATAGAACGAGCTAATGAGGTTAGCTTTAGTGATTCACGTACTCAAGTTAAAAATTCAGGTGGGGGCTTATCTGACGTAGCTACAGCAGGGTTTTTGGCAGAAGAAGCGGTAGCCGCCCATTTGAATGCGGCTTTAACTTCTACCTCTACGTCTACAGATAAATATCATTATGACTTAGTGTTGGAAAATGGGGTAAATACAGAAATAAAAACAAAGCGTAGAACAGTAGTACCTAAACCTGACTATGACGTATCCATATATGATATTAGTACGTTTCAACGCCCTGATTTGTACATGTTTGTCAGTTTAGAATTTGAAAAATCCACAAAGAAAGGGAAGACACTACAATATGATAACCTTAAAAATATTTGGTTGCTAGGACAAAAGACTCCAGAGGCTTTTTTTAAGGATGCTGTTCTATGGAAGGCGGGAGATTATGATGACCGCAATAAGTTGCGATTGAAAAGCAATACTTATAATTTAGCTATTTATCAATTAGATGCTATTGGCAGTTTTGGAGAAGAAAATTATATAGATTGGGATTAGGAGGTAGCAATGGCAAAGGTAAGTGTACATTTAGGGTTTACGTTTAGGGTAGGGCCACTAGAGACAAATCAATACAGCCGTATTGATGTGGATGTTAGGGATATAGATACTGAATTGTCTGTGAAAGACCAGATGAATGAAGCCTCTAATACTTTAGACCAAGTATGGACAGTGGTTAGGGAAGCGGTAGATGAAAAAATTGAGAATGTGCTTGATTCAGGGAGTACATCATGAGTGAAATCGCAAGAGTTAAAGTATTAGAAGATGTGTTGTTAGAACGCGAAAGGCAAGACACATCCTGGGATGCTCAATTATATGGGTATACTCATTATATTCAATTAGCAGCAATATGTTTTGCTATGGCTGAATCGTGTAAGGAGGAAGAGATAAAAAATGAAAAATACGGCTGATGAAGTAATCGCCCAATTACTGGGGGATAAAAAATTAAATTTACAACGAGGGAATAGTGATTCCTTTAATTACACACGGATACCCTTCGGTATTCCAGCATTAGATAATCTTACTGGTGGTGGCATACCTAAGAAACGGATGACCATTATGTATGGGCCTACGAATGTGGGCAAATCCTATTTAGCTTCTCAGGTGGTTGCTAGGGCACAAGAGGCTGGGGGAACTGCTGCATGGATAGATACAGAACTTTCTTGGGATTCTGAATGGCAGGAAAAGTGTGGGGTAGATGCAGCTAATACGCTTGTCTCCCAACCAACTAGTGGAGAAGACGCTTTAGATACGGCGAAAGAACTGATGAGGGCTGGGGTAGATGTAATTGTCCTAGATTCAATTGCGGGGTTAGTGCCATCTGACGTACAGGATAATGAGAAAGGGTTTGAGTTTAGTCCTATGGCATGGCAAGCTAGGTTTGTGAATTCTTCCCTCCCTAGACTTCTCCCTAACCTTAAATCTGGGTCAGCCTTTATTGCTATTAATCAGGTACGGTCAAGTATTGGCCCTGTAGCCCTGGACGCAATGCCTGGGGGTTTGGCACAAGGGTTCTTTGCTCACTTCTTACTTCAGGTTAGAAGGTCTGGGTGGATTGAAGAAGGCAAAGGTAATAAGGTTGGTTTTGATATGGAAGTACGTTTACGTAAAAGCAAGGTGGGAGGCGAAAACTGGAAGAATGCTATAGTACCTTTTAGAGTTGATGGGGGCATAGATGTATTAGAAAGCTATATTAGAGAAGCCTTACAACAAAAGTTGATTAACCAGAAAGGCCCGTGGTATGACTACGAAGGTGTTAAAGCTATGGGTATGAATGGCCTTAAAGAACAGTTTATAAATAATGCCGAGTTATTGGAGAAACTAAAAGTAGATGTTGCCTAGAGATTATACTAAGCAAGAAAATCTTATCGCAGACCAGCTGTCAGAGTTAGGGTTACGCTATGACCAACAGGTGCCCATTAACCAATATACTGCTGATTTCTTTGTTCCTGAGTTGGGGCTTATTATTGAAGCAGATGGGGTGTATGGGCATTTAAGAAAGAGGGATGCATATAGGGATTCTGAAATTATGAGAATCTTTGGGGTAGAGAATGTGTTGCATATTAAAGATACTACTAAACAAGGGGTAAAAGATACATTATGGCAGGCATTAGACAACTTAACCAACAAGTAGAAACAAAAACTCGTAGCCGTACATCTAATCAAGATAAATGGCTACTTAAAATGTTTGAAGATAACTTGGGCTATCAACAAAATAGTAATCGAGTGGGAGTGTTTTATCCTTCTATGGTAGGCAATGAATGTGATAGATATCTCTATTTAGCTTTTAGAGGGAAGCTTCCACAACAAGAGATTGCTAGTACTACTCAACGTATTTTTGACACGGGTTCGTCTTTAGAAGACCGTATGACTAAATACTTTGAGCAAATGGGTATTTTAAGAGGGCGAGAAATTGTGGTCAAATGCGATTCTCCCCCTATTTCAGGAAGGGCTGACTTTTTATTGGCTCATGAAGAGCATTCAGAAATTGTGCTGGAATTAAAATCTATTAATGATAAAGGGTTTAAAAATTTATATAGTAAGCCTAAGCCAGAACATGCTCTTCAGCTACAGATTTATCTACAATTATTAGATAAAGCCTATGGCATTGTCTTATATGAAAATAAAAATGACCAGAAGTTGAAGGCTTTTAAAGTAAGCCGAAGTGCAAAAGAATGGAATGCATTAGTTAAGAGATGCACTCAAATCCAAGAAGCTACGGAGTTACCAGACCAATGTACGGGGGCAGTATGGTGTGCGTGTAGAAAGTATAAGGAGGATGAAGATGGTAGAGAAATGGACTCCAATGAAAGCATTGGGGAAAGCGAATAGAGTCATTGATGATTTAATGGTTCCCCCGTTTAAAACGGATTTAAGTGAACAACCTAACTTAGAATTTGCCAATCTTATGAATGCAGATGCTAAAACTTTGGAAGAGTTTCTAACGTTATATGGTGGGTATAAAGCTTATTTAGAATCTAGGGTAGCTGACATTGAAGCCGCTAAAAATGCGTTAAAAGCAGCTTTTGATGAGGGGTATGCAACTGCGGGATATAAAATGGCAGAGGATAGAGAATCTGAAGGGAAAAAGAAGTTCACTAGAGATGAGGTGCGTGGGGCAGCATTAACGAATTACCCTCAGTTACGTGAGTTAAGTCGGGAAATTATTGAACAAGAAGCAACGCATGTTAAAATGGCGGGTGTACTTAGTGCTTATACTTCTGCATATCATACAGTTTCACGTATTGTAGCTCTTCGTATATCCCCAGGAGTATCGTATGGATAGATATTATTTAGGATTAGATTGCTCTAGTAAAGGAGTACATGGTACCATCATTAATCATGAGGGGGTCTTGCAAGAAACAATAAAATGGATTTCTCCAATTAAGGATTTTGATGCTAGATTTGTCGATTTTTTAATTAAATTTTATGAAGAACTGGGTATAATAATAGAAAGGTATACTCCCTTATGGGTGGCTGTGGAAGCCCCCATTTTTATTCAAAATCCACGCACTACCATGCAGATTGCGGCGGTAGTGTATGCAACTAAGTTTATATGTGCGTTACATAACTTAGATTGTAATTTAGTACAAAATAAAACATGGAAGAAGTATACTGTGGGCAGAGGGAATGCCTCTAAAGAGGACATTCTAAAGTACGCTAATATTTTTTGGCACACAACTTTCACAGAGCAAGATTGGGCTGATGCAGCGTGTGTAGCTTTGTGGAGTAGAAATGAGATTACAGGGGAGGACATATGAGTTTATCATTTTATATGAAAGGGCAGACTGAAACGAGTGTAGAGTATCAAGACAAATTACCGCAAGATATGACAGCAGATGAATTTAGGGATAAGTATGGGGTAGTTGTTTGGTGTGATTATTTTGGGTGTAAATATAATGCTCAATATGAAAATATTCAACGGACTACTGGGACACTATTAAAGAAGAAAGGGTATCAACCGCTAGGCAAAGATGCAGGCGTATGGAGAGGTTTGTGTAAAAGAGGCGAAATAGGCCTGAAGTATGCAGGAGGTAAGCCAGAGTGTTTTACCTCAGCAGTTAGAAAAACAGGGAATTTAAGTTTCGCAGGGTTATTGCAATCAGACGGCTCCCCATATGGAGGTAGCATCGAATCGCAACATCCTGAAGACCCATCCTTTGACATCCCCTCTAACTGGGGTAGCGACGATAGGGCACCTAGACGGGGCTTGCGGCCCCCGAATATAAGGGAGTATTAAAATGCCAAAACAATTTCCACCTGACATTAAAGATAAGGCATTAGCTCTTTATATTAAAGGGGATAAGTCAGCCAGAGAAATTACAGAGGTACTATGGGAAAATTTTGCTATTGATGTGAAGCCCTCCACTATTTATATGTGGGCAAGAGAAGGAGATTGGGGTATACAACAATCTGAAATACGTGTGGAAGCTCTAGAGAAAATTAAAGAGACTGAAGGCCAACGCTTTATTAGAACTCAACGAGAACATTTGGATACATACGAATCCATGCGTCATAAAGCGGGGCATGAATTAGAACACTTAAATTTTGATAAAGCCTTTGATGCTGCTAAAGCATTAGACATGAGTATGAAAGGGGAACGAGAAGTCATTAAAGGCATGATTAATCTTCAGTTTGTACAGAATGTTTTAAGTGTGTTAGTAGAAGAAATCAATGATGAAGCCACTTTAAAGAAAATAGCAGGGCGACTAAAGGGATTAATACAAACTGAGGAGTCTTCGCTTTCATGACACAAGACATAACTACTTTTAATGATGCATTTGATAGATTAGCTACAGGATTACTAACGTCTGGGAAGGCTAAGGTAGGGTCATTCCATGAATTTCTGGTTAATATTTGGTCACAAAGTTTTGATAATCCTGAATATTTTAAGGCTTGGCATGTTGGGGTGGTGGCAGATGATATTGAACAGTGTCTACAAGAAGGGTTAAATTATTGTGCTATTCTCCCACGGTTCCACTTTAAAAGTACTCTATTGGGACATGCCTTTAGCGTATGGAGGCTCTTAACGGCCCCTAGAGACTGTTCTGTCTTGTATTTATCTTATAGTGATGGTATGGCTCGTTATCACATTTCTGAGATTAATAAGGCCATTGCTAGAAACCCCCAACTAGTAGACTGGATGGATAACCGTACCCCTAAAGCAGATTTCTCTGCTAGATATCACATTAATAATAAACCTATGACCATTATGCATGGGGGTCTTTTTTCATTTAAGCGGGGTATGCATGTGAACGGTGCATTAATTGCAGATGATATTCTTCGTGACCCTGAAAACCCATTGAATATTGGACAGGTAACCAAAGTGGAAGACCATTTCTTAACGGAGTCTTTGTTCATTCCTTTGAAAGGTGTTCCCGTTATTGTTCTAGGTACTCCTATGATGCCTGGAGATTTGCTTGCTAACCTACAGAAAGATGACCGTTTCTTGTCTAGAGTGTTGCCAGCCCTTGACCCCGTTCCTGGGCGTAGGGTGCTAATGCCTGAGTTGTACAATGAGGATTGGCTACTGCAACAACAAAAAGCTAGGCCTAAATCCTTTGCGTCTGAGTTTTTGTTGGTTCCCCACTTTGCTACTGAAGCTTACTTTAATGAAGAAGACATTGTGAGTTGTGAAGATGAGACTTTACGAGCCATTCCCACAACGCGCAAGTATAGGAAACCAGAAGACTCCTTTGTTTTTGCAGGGTTTGACGTTGGTAAAAAACGTCACCCCTCACACCTAGTGATATTTGAGAGGGTTGGTGACACATGCCGTCAACTACATCAATCTTGGTTAGATGGTTGGAATTACTCAGACCAAATAGAATTCTTAAATGAGGTAGCTGAGAATTTCGACATAGATAAAGGATATGTAGATAATACCAGGGGAGAGTTGGAAGATAGGGGTCTTGACCATAGATGGCACCCATTAACCTTTACTGTTAAATCTAAAAACACAATGGCACAGATTTTTGAACAGTATGTTCTTTCTGGCAAACTTAAATTGTTGAAAGATGAGAGGCAAAAACAGCAAATTTTAACAGTGAGTAATGAACTCAAGGCTCCTGAAACTCCTATGGGACACGGCGATGCCTTCTTTTCGATTGGCATGGCCTTATTAGCTTCTTGGGAAACGGGACGCTTTGGAATTACTCATTTAGGGAATCTACAAGGATTCCTTGACCCAGAAGACCCAGCAGAAATGAAGGAAACAGGAGAACCACCCGCTCTATTGGAGCCTGACCTTGACCCAGTTAAGGAAATGGCGTTGCCAGGAGGCATCTCAATGGATTATACTAGGACAATGAACCCAGATTTAACGATGGCAGATTGCCCAAACCCATCTTGTGATGAAATTATTTGCAAGCCTGAATTTTGGGTTCCTGAACGTAAACTTTGTATATTTTGTGGACATAGGGGGTAGGAGATTGATTGACACGCACATTTCTGAGCAAGCAGAAACGATTTTGGCACACCGATATTTTCTTAAAGATGTAGATGGGAATCCTACAGAGAACTCACCAGAACTTTTTGGGCGCGTGGCCCGTGCCATCGCTAAAGTTGATGGTCATTATGAGGCATTACCTCAGCATATAGCTCAATTAGAACAGAATTTCTTTGATATGATGTGGAATCTGGAATTCTTACCTAATTCTCCTACCTTAATGAATGCAGGGACAGCGCAAGGTACTTTGTCAGCCTGTTTTGTTTTGCCGTTGGAAGATAGTATGGAACAGATTATGAAGTCTGCTACGGATGCTGCTATGGTACAGAAATTCGGTGGTGGCACAGGCTTTTCTCTGTCTAAAATTAGGCCAAAAGGGTCTAAAATTCAATCCACTCATGGTGTAGCCTGTGGCCCCATAGAGGTGCTTAAAACTCTGTCTAGGGTATCTAGTATGATTACTCAAGGTGGGAAGCGTGATGGGGCTAACATGGCTGTAATGAGTGTAAGGCATCCAGATATTCTCTCCTTTATTGAATGTAAGCAATATGAAGGAGATATCCATAATTTTAATATTTCAGTTGCGGTTGATTCGGCATTTATGAATTCTGTTAAATTGGGGCAGGATTATGCGGTGAATGACCCCAAGACAGGCCTTCCTTCTGGTTCCCTAAATGCTAGGGAAGTCTTTTTAAAGATTGTTCAAGGGGCATGGCGTAATGGAGAACCTGGGATGGTGTTCCTTGATAGGATTAATGCAGATAATAAAGTTGGCGAAGAATATGGGGATATGATTGCCACTAATCCTTGTGGAGAACAACCTCTTTTAGGGTATGAAAGCTGTAATTTAGGCTCCATAAATCTTGTAAAATTTGTACATCCATATTCTGGGCCTGGGAAGTGGGAAGCCCATATTGATTGGGATAGACTACAACATGTAGTGCGTAATGCTGTACATTTTCTAGATAATGTGATTGATGCGAATGATTATAGTATTCCTGAAATTAAACAAATGACTAGGGCAACAAGGAAAATCGGATTGGGTGTTATGGGTTTTGCTGATTTATTGATTAAATTAAAAATTCCATATAATTCTGAAGAGGCGCGAGAAGTTGGGGATGAGATTATGCGGTTTATTAATCAGATGGCAAGTGTGAAATCTTTAGAATTAGGTGCTATTAGAGGAACTTTCCCCGCTTGGGAACAAAGTAGTTATAAGATACAAGAGAATTATAGAAACGCTTGTCGTTTGACGGTAGCCCCTACGGGCACTATTTCTATGATTGCGGGGTGTACAAGTGGAATTGAACCTTTGTTTGCTTTGGCATGGCGCAAGCAAAATATTTTGGAGGGTCAGACCTTATTTTATATTAATACTACTTTTGAGGAAGATGCGAAAGAAGCTGGTTTCTATTCTGAAGACCTCATGCTTCATTTGGCATCTGGTGGCTCTTTACAGGAACGTGATGATGTGCCTGATTGGGCCAAAGGCGTTTATGTAACGGCTCAAGACATTTCTCCCGAAGACCATGTTTTGATGCAATCTCGTTTCCAACAATATGTGGATGCTGGCATATCTAAGACCATTAATTTTGCGTCTGAAGCCACGTTAGAAGATGTGTTTGAAGCCTATATGGCAGCTTGGGAGACAGGATGTAAAGGAATTACAGTTTATCGTAATGGCAGTAGAGAGAAAGAAGTGCTGGTGACAGGGCATTTAGAAGGTGAAATTTCTAAATGTGATTGCGAATCTCCGTTGATTATTCAAGAAAGTGGTTGTGAAACTTGTAAAGTCTGTGGATGGAGTGCGTGTAAGATTTCGTAAAAAATTCATATTTAGTAGTATAATATAGAAGAGAAGTGTAGTAGGAGGACAATTATGGTAGGAATGTTTCTAAAAGATAGGGAAGTCCAATATACAGCTAATCGGGATGAAGTGACTCACACTTGGCGTATTTTGGATACGTGGCATGAAGACTTAGCTAATATGGGGCCAGAAGATGAAGTAGATGATAACAGTAAATCTGTTACCGTGATAACAGAAGGTGCTTTCATTGCTATTGTAAAAGAGGCTGCTCGATTGGGGGTGTTGCAAAATGCTGCCTTTGAGGGGCATACAGCTTTAGAAGATGAAAATTTAGCTTTACGAGAACAGATTCTAGACCTTGAAAAAAATATCAGCACCACTACTGAGGAAATTCAGCACATAAATAAATCTGAAAGTTTTTTGCTAAAGGAAATGGCAATGCAGACGATGCTAAAACTTACTAGTATGTCAGATATAGAGAACTTGACAAAGGATTAATATATGAGACTATCGGAATATCTACCTGAGGTACCTAAATTAGCTCAAACTGTCATTAATCTAAATGAACAGATAAATTTCTTAGATTTAATGAAGTCTAATGGAGGCGAGACAGGCCGTGCTCCCACTATTGGTCTAGACCATGTAGTTAATACATGGGTACGCCATCAAATGGCTTATCGCCAACAACTTGTAATGGACTTACAGATGTTGGCATATTCAATTGAAGAAGTACGTTCTCCTCTACAACACATAACGAATGAAGTATTTAGGCGGGGACTTGAGTGGGTACCGCTAGTTGAAAAGCCTGACCAAGAACAACGAGTTAGACTACAAAAATTCCTTGATGACTGTAACATTTTTGACCAATCTCTAGAAGAAGTAATGCGTCAATTCCATTTTGATTTAAATGCTATTGATGACGCTTTTTTGTATCTGGTTAAAGAATATAAGAAAACAGATGATGGTGGGATGCGGTCAAAGGTAAATGAAATTCGTCGTTTAAATCCTGCTTTAGTTGAATTTGATTTGGATGCTGCGGGGTTACCAAAAAATGCTCATTTTCTTTGTCCTATTCATCGAGACGAGGTAAAGGAAGACCCTGGTGATTGTGAACAAAAAGACTGTGATATACCATTACAGGCGGTAATGTATAAATATTACCATCGTAATCAACATCTTTTCCTTTTAGATGGGGAAGTTATACACTTGTCTAAATTCTCTCCTAGTGAGACATATGGATGGAGTCCAATCCTAACAATTTTTGAAAAAGCTTTGACATTGATTGGAATGGATAAAAACCTATATAGATACTTTTTTGAACGGAAAATGCCAGCGTCCATGATGATGGTATTTACAGATGACCCTGAATCTTTGCGAAGGGAACGTCAACAAATTGCTGCACAGACACGCCTTGACCCTAACTATATACCTATGGTAGCGGTATCCTCTCGTAATAATAGAGGTAGGGTAGATATGGTACGGTTATTCCATACACTAAATGAAATGGATTATTTGCCCGTGAGGGGTGAAATACGGGAACGGATAGCAGCTATGTGGGGCGTAACTCCTGCTTGGCAGGGGGCACCTGAAGCTTTTGGTGGATTATCTACTCAAACTCAGCAATTAGTTGTTATGAGTAGGGTAGTTGAAGGTGACCAAAGGTTATATCATGAGAAAATATTCCCGCAATTGTTAGAAGCTTTTGGAGTAACTGATTGGGGGCTTAAACTGCCCAATCCTGAGGAAAAAGCGGAAGCTACTCGTATTAGCTTCTCGCAACAGAAGGCTCAAATTGCAAATCAGTTCATTGCCTTAGGTTTTGAAGTTAGGTTAAAGGATGATGGCGTACCTGTAGAAGATGCTGAGTTCATGATATTTGGTAAACCTGTTAATATGATGGAGAAACAGGGTGAACAGATGGATATGGCTATAGACCAGCAAAAACAACAGATGGAACAAATGCAGATGCAGCAACAAATGATGGAACAGCAGGCTCAAGCAGGACAACAGCCAGGACAGCCTCCTGCTGCTCCTGAGGGCGTAAATCAAGCCCCTGGACGGGTAGGTGCTGCCCCTGGTGGGGGTGAGGGGGAGGGAGCGCAGCCTTTGCCCCCTATGCCCATGCAGAACATGAATTTTGCTCCTTTGAAAGGGGCGCAAGATAAAAATTACCTCTATAATGATATGGGTAGCAAGAAGGAAAGGAGTATTGAGGAGTTGGATGAGTATGCGGATGCTAGAAAATCTGATGATGACCCCACAAAAACACCTAAAAATTGGGTAGAGGGCATTATATCTAAAGGATATCTAACGCCTCTGATTAAACAGGTATCTGATGACGGGAAGAAGATGTGGTTTAGTCAAGATGGAGTAGATTATATTGCAGACCTACATTCTACGGGTGTAACGCATGTTCAGAAAGCTACCTTTGGTATGGGGCCAACATATAAAGCAGCTGACGGCCCCTCTAAAAACCCCAGCGCAAATTATTCTCCCACAGGGAACAATAAGCAGGGTGAATGGGATTATGAGGAAGAGAATGAAAATGAACCTTCATAAACAAGATGAATATGGGGAATATGAGAGATATAAAAAGATTTTAGAAAACTCTCCTCATGGGCTTGCTACTCTTAGAGAACATCATTTAGGGCATAAAGCTATTGACCAACTTGCTCAAGAACAATTATCAAATGAGGATTTTGGGGGTGAGCGAAAGCGAATCCATGTCATTAACTGGTGGGATAGAGAACATCAAATGCATCCTTATAACAATTGGGAGCGGAGTGGGAAACGAACACGTCAAACCAATAAGCCATATAATCCAGATGCACAGATAGGGCTTTGGGATTTCCATCGCAACTATTTAGAAGACTTTGTAGACTATCATAATGACCAGCAGAAGCCTGGAAAGATAGGTGGTGCCGCTTGGGATAGATATCAAAATATGTACGCAGATGTAGGTGAGGGAGCGCATCCAGCTACAAGCGATTTAAATAACTTAAAACGAGTTACTGAGCGAATGATGAAACAGGGGATATATAATCCCCATGATGTAGAGGATGTGCCCGAAGACTTCCCTCAATATAAATCTGTTCAGAAGCTAATGAATTTTGTTCAGATACAAAAGATTGGCTACCCTGACCCCCAGGAGTCTTATCCCAAGGGTTTCAATATACAGCAATCCGCAGGGCTTCCTTCGCCCGAAAGTAAAGATGGGCAGAAAGTCGGAGAAATAGCTAGGAAAATGCAGCCCAATGAGTATTACGATAGCTATAGTCCTATGCATACCGAAAGTTTTTTAAGCCCTCTTAATGCTGCCCATTCGTATATAAGATTGCTACAGGATGATATGGGTGGTCACCCTGGTAGAACTGGCGGTAGCAATACCCACCCAGATATTGGAATGCATTTAGCAGGACATCAAGCTATTGCTACAGTACATAATATTTTAAATTTTGGGGAAGATTATTTAAACCATCCTGATGCTATTAATTATAGACGATATGTCCCTAATCCTGACTATGGGCGAGGAAGTACGCAACAATATCTAGAAGAGCCTCAATTACCTAATGCATATAAAGAAGAGCATGGAGGGAAGGGGATGGGAGAAAGAATGTCAGTAGAACATTTCCATAAAAATCTTCTTCGGGCTAATATGCATCCTACACTATCTCATGATGCTGCTGGAATGGCAGATGATTTACATCGTCGTATTCGTCAGGTAAGTCCTGCATATCATCCAGATGAAGTCAGTGGTTATAATAAGCTTCAAGCCCCTGGAAGTTGGGAAACATCCTTTGCAGAATCTGCCCCCCTCCCTCCTGAAGGAGAAGGTGAGGGCGGTGTTTCAACGGAAGAAATGTTATTGCCTAGAGGTATTCCTTACAACAGAGGGGATGCATTTCCTAAAGACCGTTATGGAAGATGGTATAGGGATACGATGCCTAATATGACACCACGTTCTTCAGGAACCTCAGGTAGTACCACATTACATAGGTATCCGTCTATGAGGGGTAGAAGAGAATCTTATAAAGACCCAGATGAACAATTATCTTCACAAGCAGAAACCATTAGAGATTACCCATCTCAAAATCGTAGTAGGTATGCTCCTAAACCCACTAAAGATGCCTTTGAACGTCGATTCCCAGATTTATATGATAAGGAAAAGGCTGTGTCAAAACTAATGAAATTTGTACAAAAAGCTGAAGAAGATGATGGTATAGAAGGTTTTCGTAGGCATATGGGGGATGAAATACAACGTCAAGTAGATAAGAATCGGCCCCACACTGAATGGGAAGATACACATCCTGACTTATTTCTTCCTGTTGGGCATGACAATGCTCCCCTCTTTTTAGAGCCTGAGGAAAAAGGGGGCAAGAGAGTCCCTTCTGTGCATTACCATGCATATAATTATGTAGATAAAATTCATAGAGATGTTCCTCTGACTGCTAACCAACATGCGGATGGCTTAAAACAAGTACATCGTTCCGATATGTTGCAGAGACGTGGGGATGCTGTTCGTGATATGGATTATGATGATGCCTTTCCTTTAGGAAGAGCTAGACCTAACATACCTCCTCGTAATGCACCCAAGGGTCAAAGGCCCAGCCAAGAATATTTAGACACAACTAGAAAAGAAATGAACATACATGACTTCTTAACAGACCATACGGAGTCAATGCTCTCAAAAGTACCATCTCAACATCAAGAGGGTATACAGCGGATGTTTAAGAAAGTAGCTTTTGAGTCTCCTAGTTATAAACCCACAGGTTCTTTTGAAACTGACCCAGATATACAACAGTATTTTGCAATTGAACAATCTCTCCGTAAGGATGTTTCTAGGTTCACACCAGAAGAATTAAATCAACTGGAAAGAGATGAAAATGTTCATTTTAATAGAGAGACTTTGGAAACCCCTAAAGGAAACATTCCTCAGGCAGGCCGTCAAGCTCGTCCTTATGCACGGCCCGATAGATTGGAGGATACCGATTTAAGTCCTAATGCGTATGGAGCCGATTGGAGAAAACAACCAGGGGGGTTAGATAGGTATACAGGTAGGGGTATGCAAGCTCCCCTCTCTTCGTTTGCAGATGATTATGGCCCCACTCCTCAAGAGTGGAATGCCATCTCGCAACCTGAAATGCCAAAAGAAAGGAGAGAGAGGGAAGATAGAATTGGTATGTATGGTGGGTCATCTACACCTCGTCCAGGCATGGAGATTGATGAGGAAGGACAGGAAGTGACACCTAAGCATCCAGATAATCCTTATAGCAATTATCAAGATATGCTTGACCAACAAAATTATTGGGGTAATCGACAGAGTGAGAAACCCTATAGCCCCGCTGAGTGGGCTAGAGACAACCCCAGGAAAGCAATTGAGAACCTACAAAAATTTATACGCAAAGAAGGGGAGAGTGGAGGAGATGGGGGAGCATTTAATGGCCTTAATGGAACTGTCTTTACATCCACAAATGCGGGTATATTTACTCCCACCTATGGGGGGGATAGAACTAGACGAAAACATGAAAAACGTCACAATAAACAGGAACATAAGCGTAAAAAATTATTGGGGAAAGAGAAAAAGAGTGGGGTTGACAGATTAATTCAGTATCTATATGATGGTTCTCCTGTGGCTAAAGCCATTCGGCTATCCTCTGGAGAAAAGAGGCCATATAAGAAAGAATTAATGCGAGATGTGAGGGCAAGGCAGAAAGCCACGAAGAGCAAGGAAACGGCTGAAAGAGAATTTCGGGATGCGGGGTTAAATCCCCGTGAAAATCTTAATACAGATGGTAAGCTTTATTGTCCGTGGTGTGAACAACGTCCTTCAGCCTTTAGTGTTTTTGGCCCTGGTTGGGATTATGGTGAGATAAACACTCGTCTGCATAATAAATTAGAACATGGGGGAAGGAAGCCGATAGGTGGTTGGGGCGGGGATGAAGAAATAACCCGTGAAGGGTTTGATGCTCTTTCTAAACCTACTGTTGGGGGGAGAGAAGAAGCCGAGCAGAAGTTAAAAGCCGTTCTTTCTAAAGCTGGTAAAAAAGGTCTTGCCCCAGGACTTGATGATGATATGACAGGAAATGCTCCAACAGCCCATGCCTGGAATAATCAGGCTACTGGGCCTATGAGGTTAAATTGGAAGAAAGATATGGCAGAGGATACCCTCAACCATAAAAAAACAAGCCGTCCATTAGAGGATGCATTAAAAACTGCTGAAAATAATGAGCCTCATGTTAATATGGGCATTGCTGGAGGAATGGAAACTGGTATTACAGCAACTTATCCACGACATGCCAATATTAATTCAGTTGGGAATGCTAAAACGGGACGTGCCCCAGACTGGGGGCAGCATAAGTCTTATGTGCAAAAATCAGCTGGGGAAGGCACTACTATGATATCTGCTACAGAGAATCAGCCTGCGGATGGGCCGCATCCCCAACAGAAATTTATTGAACGGACGAAAGATAATCCAAATGAACCTCCTGCAAAGGATGCAGTAGTTAAGGAGAATGACATGCAACGTAGAGTTAAAAAGTATGACAATAAAGAAGAGGATACGGGACACGAACAACCAGCAGGAGCTATGGCTGCTGCGGGTATGGGAGGATATCCTTCTGGGGCTACGATGCAAATGTCTTCTTTTGGTATGAATACTTATGAACAAGACTCATTAGCTAGAGGAGGCGAGGAAGATAAAAGTCATGATGAGGAAGAGATTGATGAAAATAAGGAGGGTTTAAACTGGGTTCCTGAAGCTGAAAAAGTAGCCAAATTAGAGGCGATGCGGAAGGAATTAGAAGAGTCAGGAGATGCGACTCCGTTGCTTACTGCTTTGCTAAAGGTTGACTATGCTTCAAGTAAGTGATAATATATGTCCTAAATGTGCGGGAAGCATGTATGTCAATGAAGATAAAGATTTGAATTGCCGTATGTGTGGAACAATAATTGTACTTACAATCAGGAGGGCTTATGATTCCAGAACAGGCAAGATTAGGGATAATAAAAAGAAAGCAAGAAGGGGAGACATGGACGGGGATATCGAAGTGGATAGAGGACGAATACGGGATAACGATTCATCGAACAACCGTCCAACGTTGGTACGACAGAGAGGTTTTCAACGAAGAAGAGGTAGACCAAGACGAACTCTTGGAGTCGATAGAGGATAGAACTAAACTTGATAAGAAAGTAGCTACGTATAAATCTGAACTAGCTTACTATAAAAAACTATATAATCAACTAATTGCATCCGATGCAAAGAAGGAATTAATTGTAGAAGCTATTCAAACTTATGCACCAACTTTTGATGCTGTGCCTATTAAACCGCCCCCTGCTAAAGGAAAATCCTCCGAACCTCAAGTCATGGTTGCTGTCCTCACTGATACGCATGTGGGGGAACAAGTGTTTTCGCCCCAAATGATGGCAATGAATTCGTATGATTATGATGTTTTTAATAGGCGGCTATCGGGGTGGGCTAATCAAGTGTTGAACTTGGCTACGTACAGACGTAATATTTGTACCATTGATGAATTGATGGTTCCTATGTTAGGGGATATGATTAGTGGGGATATACATGAAGAACTGTCCCGTACTAACCTTGATAATTGCATGATGCAAATGATGCATGTAGCTAGTGCTATTTCGCAAGCCTTGATGTTTCTGGCCCCCCATTTTAAAACCATTAAAGTTCCGTGTGTGGTAGGCAATCATGGAAGAATGACACGGAAGCCTCCCATGAAGGACAAATATATGGATTGGGACTACTTGGCTTATCAATGGATGGCAGCTTTCTGTGCTAATCAGAAGAACATTCAATTTGACATACCTAAGTCTTTTGCTCATATAGTAGATATAGCAGGGAAAAATGTTCTTATGTTTCATGGTGATGCGATATCAGGTGGGGGGAGTTCTGCATCTATTAGTCGAATGATTGGGAATATGCGTGGGGTGATACAGTTTAAACAAGCCCTTGAAAGTACTATTGTTGAACATGATGGAGTTTTGCCAGGAAACTTTTCAGATGTCATGATGGGTCATTTTCATCGTGTAGATGTCATGGATATAGGTACTGGTTCAGCATATATATGTGGAACCATGAAGGGAGGAGATGAATTTGCATTACAGCGCGTACAAGCCATGACTCCTCCTAAACAAGTTGTTACTTATTGGCACCCATATTATGGGAACGTGGGGCATGAAGTGATTTATTTAAATAGGTTTGATGATACTCCTAGTATGTTTAATAGTACTATGAACGATGTGTGGGCTAAGAATTATGCCACCAAAGTTTAAATCATCTAAGAAGACATTCACAGACCGTACAGGATATGATATACGGCTCCTCACCCCTGGTTATGGTGGGGAGCTTGACCTAGAGGAATTGGAAGCCTTACAACAGGAATTATTGCGTAGGCCAGGATTAAGGGAACGTTGGGGGTTTGGGCCAAATGAAAGGATAACTAAAAAGAAAATTCAAAAAATTTCATTAGAAGGAATTGCGGAAGTATAATACAGTATGACTGATGATGTAGTAAAACAAATTGAACGGGCAGTTAATTCCGCTTTTTTAGCTTATTTAAAGCAACGATTTCCTGATAGAGCCTTTAATATGAATGGGCAGGGAGAACTTACGGTAGATGGGATAGATGCGGGTTTGGTGCGTACCGAACAAGCTGTCTCAGGTACGGAAGAAGTAGCGGGACATTGGCGTAGATTAAAAGATGGGGGGTGGAAATGGATATCAGAGCATTCAAGAGCCAAAGCCATGCCTACAGCAATGGACTTGGCAAGAATAGAAGCGCAAGAAGAACAAAATCCCAATGTGGGGTTTTCTGTAGAGGAAGCATTAAATGGGTTTGTTAGTACTTTAAGTAATCCAAGTAGTTTACAAAACTACTTAAATTAGGAGCGAGATTATGGTTGATGTAAGTAAAGTTACTCCATTACAGGAGTATGTAATAGCAAGGCACTCACGCATGGTGGGTAAAGTTTTAGATTTAATTGAAGCGTCCATACCTGAGGGCACTCAATGCGAAAAATTTAAGAAATTGGTACAAATTCCCTTATATGATTTTAGAAATGAAATTTTAAAACTTACGGTTACAGGCGAAGTTCCAATCGAAGAAGAAACTTCGTAGGAATTATACTATAAAAATCGAAATTAATTCGGAATTCACAGTATAATATATTAGTACGAAATTCGTACTGTATTTATTTATTTGTCGGGAAGTCGGAGGTGGCTTAGACCAACTTTCTGAACTAGGAAGGAGGATGCACATGGCACAAGACAATGACATTGTGGAGAGGTTGGAGAAACAGATAGAAGGCTCTAATCTTGCTCTTGCTGCTGTTGCGGAGGTCTTGCACAAAATGGACTCCCGTATAAGTAAACAGGAAGACTATGATATGGAGTTGGCTGAAGACGCACAGGATGCTATTGAGAAGCAGGAAATCATTAAAGCCGTTGCTGGTGAAGTTTACGGTTTGATTAAAGCTGACCAAGGTATGCCTGGGTTGGAAGCCAGTGAACGTAAGGCTTCTGGTAGTGGTAAGAGTGATAAGAATGCTGATGATGGTGCAGAGGCTAAAGAACCGAAGCATGACATGAAGTCTCAGCAAGCGACTATTCAAGCTATGCAGAAGCAATTGAATTTGTTGAAAGACGAATTTGCCAAGGATGAGTACGAGGACATGGAAGAAGAGAATGGTGATGAAGAAGAAGAAGAAGAGAATGGCGATGAAAAGGACGAGGAAGAAGGGTTTGGTATGGCACGTTATTCCGTAGAGAATGCCGAACAGTATCCAGCATTAGAACAGATGCAGAAGCAAATAACCGAGTTGAAGGCTCTCTTTAAAGGCAGCACTAATATTCAGAAAGCTGTCCAACAGGAAACTGAAGGCCGTCTCCGAAAGATGGGCTTCCGTGAAGAGACTTCTCTCACCCGTCCCACCGTTATTCGATATGAAGATAGCATGGGTACCGATGGTACTTCCCCCATTCAGAAAGAAGCTGCTGGGGCAGATACCGTTGACCAGATGATGCAGTTGTCCTATCAGGATTTGCGTCGGTTGCAGGAAACTATCGAGAATGGCGAGACGGACGGCGTTCCACGGGAACTTATAGGGTAATTAAAACACAAGATTAAGGAGATAAATTATGGCTAATCCATCCCTTGCTGAGTATATTGCTCAGTCACAAAGAGGGTTGTATCAGAGCGTTTTCGGCCCTGGCTTCATGAAGAAAGCTGGTGCTGGTGTTGGAACTCCGTTCACGGTTGATACCGCTACTGGTATTTTTAATACCACGTATGGACGGAAGGTTTGGCAAGCTTTGAATAACCAAACAAGATTTTTTAATGCTATCCCACGTACTGTGTGGGGTAACACAGCTGGTTGGAGGATTCGGTCTGACCGTGGCTCTAACCGCAGTATGCCTATTCTAGAAACTGGTAACCTCCCGACAGTAGATATCTCTGCTATTCAGACGGTTTCCAGCTTGCCCCGAATCGTTGCTACAACCTTCGGTGCATCGGTCAAGTCAGTCTTCACCGCCCAGCTAGAAGGTGGTGTTGGTGACGTGCTGGCGTTGGAGAATGAAAACGCCCAGCTAGACCACATGAAAGAGGTCAACTTTGAACTGTTGTCCTTGTCTGCTGCTAGGGCTACTGGTGGTAGTGGTACAACTGCCGTTTTCGGTAGTGCTGCCATTGCGAATAACTTCCATCTAGGTGATGAACTTGCCCGTTACGACGGTTCTGCAACTGCTCATGACCTAACCTCTGGTGTCACCGTTGGTGGTGCTTCGGCTACCGCCCACAGTTCTGGCACCGTAACCGTTGATACCTCCAGCCCTGCATGGGCTGCTGGTGACTTGGCTTACGTATATTCCCGTGCTGGTTTCACCAGCTTGGATGATGTCGTAGCTGAGGACGGGGCCGCATCTGGTGCGTTGGCTTCTAACGCTAGGGCTTTTGACCTTACGTTGGCTGCACGTACTGCTGGTGGTTGGAATGCTGCTGCTAACGTCAGTCACAACGCTGGCGTAGGCCGTGACCTCTCCCTCAATCTGATTGATACTTGTATCCAGAAGATACGGGAAAATGGCGGTGAGCCAAAACTCATCCTCATGGGTCATGACCAGTACTTCAAACTAGAACGTCTGCTTAATTCGCAGCAACGCTATATGGGTCAGGAAGAATACCAAGTTGGTGTGGGTTCTGAACGAACCTTCCCTGGTACTCGTACTGGATTGGTTTTGGCTACCTACATGGGTATCCCCATCCTGCCTGATGCCGATGTGCCCAAGAGCGTAAGCTCTGCTGGTGCAGTTCTGGGTAGTAACGTTTACGTACTGGACACTGACTATCTTGAGATGTCAATTGCCCAGCCTACCCAATACATTGAAAACCGTGACTACTTCGCTGCTAACAGCTTGGTTGTCAGGGGCTTGCTGTACACTCTTGGTGAGTTGCGCTGCAAGAACTTCTTTGTCCAGGCTAAAATCTGTGACCTAAGCGCGTAAATTTGGTGAGAAGGTGGGGATGCCTCCGAACATTCCCACCTTCTTTTCTTGTTCTATTTAAGGAGGATAAACTATGGCTCTTGCGATAACAGTTCCAGGCAATGCTTCCGATATGACGGGTGTTCCTGGCAATAATAAATATGTCATTAAAACTTGCACCTTTGATAGCAGTTATGCTACAGGTGGTGAAGCACTAACGGCAACTACATTGGGATTGGAATCACTTCATTTTGTGGCTCTCTCAATGGAAAACAGTGGTTATGTAGCTCAGTATGACTACACTAACTCTAAAATAGCTTTGTATGAAGCTGGTGCAGATGGTGCCATTTTGGACGAAGTTGCTAATACAACCGATGTATCAGCCGTTGTAGTCCGTGTCCTAGCATTTGGTAGATAATATGCCTTATGCCTGTATTGAATGAGGCCTCTATAGAGGTCAACTTGGCAGTCTATACAGAGCGATTAGATAGATACATAGAGGGGCAAACTCAATTAAATGAAACAATTTGCCATAGCTTAGATAAATTTAATAATGAACTCGATGAAATAAAACATTGGAGAACTCGTATGTATGGGGCTAAATCAGCCGTGTTTATTATGGGCATAGTCTTTGCTCATTCTGCACTTGTGTTGGGAAGCCTTATTGGTATAATGAACTGGTTCTCAACTGATTAGGAGATTATATGCCAACTTCAGAACATTTTCCTGAGAACTGGCCTGAATGGGAAATAGACCCTAGTACTAGAACAAGTGTGCATGTATGGAATAAATATGTTCCGATTGACACTACCGTTGGTACAACCGCAGTTGATTTATTGACTGTATCACGGGGAGAGCCAGCTGTCAACCTTGTAAAAAACCCCTCTATTGAACACGCTACGATTAGTGAATTTACCGCATCAGGCTCCGCAATATCTCAAAGTAGTGCCCAAGCTGCCACAGGTAGCAATTCCCTCCTTGTAAATCCTGCTAACTCAGCAGCTGGAGAAGGGTTCTATTGGAGTGATAAATTTGCGGGGCATACGGAAGGAACATCTATCGTAGCTCAATGTGAAGTTCAAGGGGCTTCTGCATCGGGTGATGTAAAAATTGCGATTCAGGATGAGGATGGTGTTGAGTTAGCTGCCAGTGCTACTCATAGCCTGACTACATCTTTTGCTCAAATATATGTCAAATATGAACTTGTTGAGAGGGTTGCCGCTACTTATCGAATAGCAGTTACTAGTGTAGCACAACATAACATAGACTTTTACGTTGATAAGATTATGATAGAACAACGGAGAGACGGTAATCTAAGTGATTATGTTGATGGTGCCCAAGGCATTAACTATGAATGGACAGGAACTGCTCATCTATCTGAATCTAAGCGTAGGCCAGGAATTTCGGCAGTTAGGGGATTTAAACTCAAGAATGGGCATGGTAGTCAAACGGCTAACATAGCTATAGATACAGATGCTACAGCTGCGGGAACAACTTCTACAGGTATTCTCTTGAAGGCGGGAGAAACTATAGAAACTAATTGGCCTATAGATGCACGGATTAAAATATCTGCCATTGCCTCTGGGGCAAGCACCCAGGTTTATGGGGTTATTTGGGGAGTACATGCAGGATAATGACCAGTACTTATATTCCTACGTCACAAGCAGCCAAAGCTCCTGATTCTATTTTCTGGTTAGAAAAAGAGTCTCAACCAGGCCGTACCACTTTACAAGATATTAAGGGTGCGTTAGATGAATATGAACGCAACTACCATGCTGGAACTATTTCTAAAGCTGAAATGATGACTCTACATAGAGCCTTTCCTGATAGTCCTACATATGCAGAAGCAGCTGGACAACTTCAGAAAATGGATATGGTAGAACCTTTAGTTATTGGTGGCCCCGCTTCCGTTGAATTGATTGATAGAGAAGGACATTTAATTACTGCTGGAGCTTTAGGTAGAGCCTTCCAAAAGTTTATGGATAATGAACGTACTCGTAATGTTATGGTACTTCATTCGGATGTACAGGTAGGGTGGGCATTGCCTGCGTATATCTCCAAGGGTGGACAAATCTATAAATCTGGTGTTGATGATAAGGGTTTGTTCTTTATTTGTGAACTGCGTAATGATACTGCAATTGCAAAAAAGGTAGCTGACCAGATTAATGATGGTCTGTTAAAGAGTTATTCAATTGCTGGAAGTGCCACGAAAGTACAGAACATGAAGAAAGGCATGACTCCGTATATGCAAGTAGACGAAATGGAATTAGCTGAAGTTACAGTTTGTGAAAAGGGTGTTAACCAAGCTGCAAATTTTGAAATTTTAAAAGCGGAATTGCCTCAGTCAGAAAAAGCTGATGAAGACCAAAAGGATTCTGAGAAAGAAGAACGACTGCCTGTAGCTATTCATAGGAAGATTGTAATTATGCGGTCTGAAGACAATGGGAAAATAAATTTTAAAAAGTCCTTTTTAAATTGGATGGAAAAAGAATCGAAAGACCCTCTCAAGGGAAAGTCCTTCACTACCCTTGAAAATCTTGCTGGGAGGGAAGCCGAACACCACCGCCTTCTTGAGGAGTACGGTTTCCCTTCCGAACCTATTCTAGAGACGATGCGATATATTCCAGTAGTTGAAACTGAAACTGATGATGATGGCAAGCCCATTAATATTATACCACCTTGGGTTGTGAATGAAGCTGGACAAGATTTGGGGGATAAATTAGATAACGATAAGATTGTAAGTTTTAATAAATCTATTGACATCTTTGAACGGATTATCCAGAAAGCTACTGCTCCTCCTAAACGTATGGGTAAGGCAAACCCTGGACAGGCATTCCCTGAGGGTGAAAAACCTAAGGATACGGGTTTGGGTATGGGCGTAACCCCCGCCACGATGTTGGGCATGGGTGACCCAGCTGGCAAAGGGGTTCCACCACAAACTGATGCAGCTAGGGCTAATGAAGGAATGTTTGGTCAAGCTCAATTAGGGCGGGAATATCCTCCTAAGGTTGATTTGCCTACTACAGGGGCATCTTCTCGATGGTACCCATCTGCGGAAGCGTCTACACGGGCAGCTAATGTTAGCCAAGCCCCATTCCCTGGTGCTTCACCTTCAGGTGTGGCAGCGCAAGCAAGTGCTGATGCAACACATGCAGAGAATCTACGAACAGGTGGGCCAGGACTTGCCAGGGCAAGGGAGCGTTCTGAGAGAGTGACAAGACAGGTTCCAGAACAAGAAGCAGCAGCAGCGCAAAAGAAAATAGAACAAAGACGGGATAACTTACGGTATATGGGAGTAAACCCCAAAGAATCAGCCAGACGGAAGGAACAGGGTAATGTTACAACAACGTTTGATGATTATGAACATGTTGCCAGAGGCCGACAAGCTGGAACTCCTGTAGAAACTCAATCACGTCGCCAACCATTACAAGGGCCAGGAATACGCTATCGAATGGGAGACGATACAGCCTCAAGAAACAGGGCAGACGCACTAAGGGAAGTGCGGGAAGAGCAAACTGGGCGTAGAGAATATGATGCTGGTGAAATTGTAGGCAGCGTTCAATCTCAACGTCGAAGGGATAGGATGGAGAACCTTTCCCCTAGAGAAAAGGCCCATCAAGGAATGAGACGATTGTTCCGAGGTGGGAGAAAGGCAGGACGAGAAGTTGACCAAAATCTCCAAGATTTACGTGGGGAAGTACAAGGCGTTGCTGGAGAAATGGGTAGAGGCTTTAGAGACGAAGAAATGCGTGGCGATAAAGGCGCGGATTGGGCTAATCAAGCAGCCCGTGGAATAGGCCGTGGTGCCAGGAGAGGGGCCGAAGCAGCTGGTGGTGCATTCCGTGGGTTTATGAATCCTCAACAAGATGTAAGACCTGATATCCCTGCGGAAGCGGCAGGCGTAAGAGGTGAGGGAGGACGTTTCCGAAGTCCTGCTCCCGCTCATGCCGATGAAAGGCTAGGGGCTGGTTCCCGTGAACGTGGTGGACAGGTAGGCCGTATGGTTCGACAACGTGGTGGACAGGCAGGCCGTATGGCTCGACAGTGGTTAGGCCGTCAGGGGGAACGTGCAGGCAAAATCGGAGGAGAGATTGCTAGAGGCGTATCTTCTGGTGTGGATGACCTTGAAAACTTACGGGAATATTATCGCCCAGGTGGTATACGTTCCGAAGGAGGCTTGCGTCAACGGCCTGGAAAGAGTTATGGTAGGGCAGCTGAACTGGAACGGCAACAAGGAGTAGGACAAGGAGTTCAATACCATCCCGATGAACACAGAAATATGTCCTCTTCTGAACGTCATGACAATGTACGTAGTAAGCTAGACCATATACAAGATGGCGGTAAATTATCTCCTAGAGATTGGATGGGTGTGATACACCATCTGAGTCAAAATGAGGATGGGGATAGACTCGCTCACTTTACAGATATGAACTTCCATCCTGATGAATGGCATCAACCTATCGGTATGGCTGAGATGCGTGAACATCTAAGCAACAAGGTTCGTGCCCATCATGGGAGACATGGAGGAAGTGGGGCACAAGCGTTAAGACAGATTGTAGAGACGTTGCATAATTCTAATGACAACGGGCATTATATTGACCTCAAGAGACTTCAAGGCGAACCCGAACAAGCTGAAAGAGGTTTAATGGGTGGTGGACAGGCCTCGACTCCAGATGCTTGGGAACAAGCAAGGGCGCGAGTTAGGGGGCCAAGAGATTATGGGCGAGGCCGAAGACCCACGGCTAGGGGTGCTGCTAGACGGCCTGCATGGGCACAAAATCGAGAACCCATTAAATATTCAATAGAAAACTCTATGCCTGTCCATAAAATCTTTGCTAAAGCTTTCAGCCTACCCGTAAGGAGTTAATTTATGCCAGAGTATGGGAAACCAATTTATAACAATTTACATTGGAAGTCAACCCTAGACTTTTTCAAAGAAGAAATGGAAAAACAAGAGAACGTTGGGGGTGAAGGCCTTAGTGAACAAGGAGAAACGTTTGACACTTCTAGACACTTGCCCAAACCTTCCGTTACTGGCCCAGACCATCCTGAAGGCGCAGGCATTCCGTTGAGACGTGGGTTTACGGCAAAAGAATGGAAACAGATGCGGGATGATGATGATAAGGGAGTGTGGAGTCCAAGTTATCCTCAAGACTCAGACAGTAAAATTGAAGAGTCTCTCCTAAAACTAATGAAAGTCGATGACCAACGCCTTAATGCCATGTCTGATGATAAGGTTAAGGAACATGATGAAGAGAATATCTTAGTTGCTGATGGGGATAAGACGGGCGATGCCATGAAACGCATAGCTAAGGAACAATATCCTGGCGGTATGGGTGAGGATGAATGGGAAGATGTTGAACGTGAGTATCGTATGGGACAGAACGAAGGCCCACGGGCTGAAGGAACTGTACGGGGTACTCCTCAGCAATTGGAAGAAGAACCTATATCTACCCAACGAAGTGCGAAGGGAGCCAAAGTAACTGGTGTTCCTGCTGATGTAATGGATAACCCATTAACTTATGAAGAGTCTCATAAATTACATGGGCCAAATGTGGAAGAGTTGAAAAATTCCCTACTAAAGCTCATGGATGATGGCCCTTTTTTAGATAAGGCAGATGAGGAAGGTACTCCACCTACACCCCAACGATATGGGAGGAACCCGCAGCAAAAGTTTGACCCTTCCACGGGGGAACAGCTGGCTCCTTTTCCCTTACCTGATAAGACTTATGAGGAATATAATGCGTTGAGTAATCATCATCAAGAGGAATTTCTTAGATGGATGGGGGACGAACCAAGCAATAGCAATGCGAAAATGATGATGAAGCCCCAACCTAACCTTCAACAAGTAATTAATAATATATCCCCAGAAGAATTCCAACAGAGGCTTGACCATTTTCGTCTGGGGCATCAGCTTTTTCCTGACAAGGACATACCTGGGATAGGTAGACGGGGTAGTTCTCTTGGGGCAGAGCATAGGATAAAAAGGCAAGGACATTATAGAGACTATTTTCTTCCAAGTAAAGAAGAAGGTTCTGTTGAAAATTCTCTCCTAAAGATAATGAAGGAAGAAGGTGAAAGAACTCCTGAAGAGGAGAAGGAGATATATGTACAGCGTCAAATTAATCGACGCAATGCCCCTGGTGAACATATGAATCCACAATTAGGGGAAATAGCTTCAAGAGTACAGAAGTTACCGCCAGGTACTTCACCTAGACCTCATGGTTCTCCGAGAAATGAACGAATGAGCGAGATTGGGGAAATAGTTACTTCAACTCCAGGCATAAAGACTACTCGCCCATTAAATGCTGAAACCATTCTACCTCCAGAAGAAGGAGAAAGTAAAGAGGATTGGATAGCAAGAACCTTTCCAGAAAACCCACTTGAAAATTCCCTATTTAAACTTATGACAGGCGAATATGGTGATGATGATGGAGGCGATGATACACCTCTACCATTTTACCACCCAGATAACCCCAACCACAATGGAACTACGCCAGGAAGTTGGCCTTGGTACCAGCCACCAGGGGATGCTAAAGGAAATGCAATAGGACGAGGGCAACAAAAGAATGATATTTTACAAAATCAGTTTGACAGATTTGCTGCCGAGACTGGAACGGAATCTCCTCAGATTCCTAAATATAAGCTAGGGCAAAATGTGACCGCAGACCATCATCCACATTCTGATTTTAAAGAGTGGCACGATAATGATTGGGCACAGGCTGAAGAACACCAACCTCAACCTACTAAGGACGATAAGATAGAAGAACTAGAACATAAAATAGGCATGTACTCTCGAATGCGTAATGCCCGTTTACCTCTTGACCATCCAGAATCTACTAGAGGGAAGTTTGAAGACCCAAATGGCCCTAAACTTAGCAAGTGGACAAAGAAAGAGGAAGCAGCCCATCAACAAGAAATAGCTGAACATAAGGCTGAGATAGAGAGGTTGCGAGGAAGTGAAGATGCTTTTAAAAGAGAGTTTCCAGAACTATCTGTGGAAAAAGCTCTTCTAAAGCTGATGAAAAGAGAACCTTCAAAATGGAAACCCATGCCAGAGGTGCCTGGACGGGAAGGGGAAATGGGAGTTGCACATTTAAAGGGTGAAGAGCATCAAGGTTCGCTATCAGCTTTGGAAGGGGGGCATGAGGGGAAGGACTATCTCCGTATGCCTGAAGTCCCTGGCAAAGATATGGCGTATGCGTCGGGCACAGGTAAAAAACCACCTTTGAAATTGGACATGTCCCCTAAAGAAATGCGTGCAATGGCTGGGGCTATGCGTGATACTATACGGTATGATGAACAGGTTGATAAGTATCCTGAGCATAGAGCTTTAAGAAATGCTAATATGGAAAAAGAGGGGACTGTGGAAGAAGGTGGCGGGGAAGAACAAATACATCGTTTAAGAGGGACTGAAGAATATAAAGCCCCCTTTACGGTAGAGTATAGACAAGCAACCCCAGAGGATGCTGCGGATGATATAGAGACATTAGAAACTGAAAGTGGGCCGATGCATGTGGTACAGCATAGAGGGCCAGAATTGGATGCGCCAAATATACAAAATAATATTGAAAAAGCTCTTTTAAAGCTAATGAAGGCAGAGGAGGACGAGAAGAAACCACCAACAGTACGTATTAGATATCCAGGGGGCGGTGACGCCGAAGGCCGTAAGGCTGAGATTCCTCATCCTGAGGGGGGTACAGAGGAAGTATGGGACTATGACGCTCCTAGTTATGCTGAGTTTAGACAGCCAAAGGAAGGAGAAGAACCTACTGGTATACTGGCAGTACCTGATTCGGAAGGAAATCCATTTCCTCTACGTGTAGTACAACATGGTACTGACCAGTATGATTCAGACCATGTTCAAAATAGTATAGAAAAATCTCTTTTAAAGCTAATGAAGGCTGATGAAAAAGAGAATGGAGAGGGTACTGGATACCAGTGGAGGCATGGAACTATAGGAGGTGAGACTCCTGACCCCGCTGAAGCTACCCCTCCCCCATATCATCCTGCCCATAAGGATAATTTATGGTTAAGCAGAATTCGTAGACAACCTGAGAATATGCAAGAGCCAAAGACATATACACCTCGCCATCAGCAGCCTAGACTTACTTCCTATCAACATCATTTGGGCAGACATCCTGACCTTGGTGATGCAGAACAAGACCCTACATATGTAGCAGGCCATATGGATGACGAATGGCCTCATATAGGTGAGGCATCTGGGGGTGCAACAGGCCAACATAAAGGTACAACGTCTCAAGATTCTCGTACAAGGGAGCAGCAAGACCAACAAGAAATAGACCCTGGAGTATCGCCTGAAAAACAAAAACGTCTTGAAGAATTGTTTGGAAGTATTAAATCTCCTGACCAAAAAGATGAGATAGAAGAACTAGCACGAATGTTTGCAGACGAGGAACTGGGGGGGCATCCTCCCGAATTGTGGAGAACGAAACCAATGGGCCGAACAGACCTTGACCCTTCTATGCAAGAGGCTTTACGTGGCAGGAAGGGGCCAGGTAGCGGCGTACAGAACTCAATTGAAAAAGCTCTTCTAAGGCTAATGAAACAAGATGAAT